ACACGTCTCATCCTCCATTAGACCCCGCCCCGCCCCGGAAACGAATGTTCGTACAATTATTTTCCTTGGGAGTATTCCGCAGTGCCTTGGAAACAATAATTACGGCCACGGCACTGCAGCTATAGTATTACAACCACGGCACTACGGCCACGGAGGACCTCGAATCATGAATCTCATAGACTTCTGGAAGATACAACGTAAGCAACTCGGGGAACCCTGCATAATTCGACCATGCCATGAGATAAAGGCCCACGCACTCACGCAACTCATAACCGGGACGCTAAAAACGCCGAACCTCATGATACTGGAGCCCCCGCGTATCGGAAAAACGGATCTCGGAGTGAAAGCGTTTGTGCCGTGGGCTCTCTCCTACTTTCCGGACAGCGAGTTCATTTTAACCAGCTATGCGTCAGACCTTGCGGTGTCGAACTCCCTACACATCCGAGGAACGCTGAGCTCCGAGTGGTATCGATCCTGCGTTGATGCGGAGTGGGGAGCTCGTGTCACGATGCGCGGAGACAATGCCTCGGGACGACAAGACTTCTTCCACACGGAGCAGGGGGGCTCCGTCAAGGCCGTGGGCATGGGTTGCGGTATAACAGGCTTCGGGGCCGGGAAGCTCCGGGAAGCATTTGGTGGGTGCATCATCATTGACGACCCACTCAAGGCGCAAGACTATAGAAGCCCTGCAGCGAGAGAGTCGGCCATGGCCTACATCAACGCTACCCTCAAATCCCGCCGAAACCGCAAGGACACCCCGACGACTCCGATGGTGCTCATCATGCAGCGGCTCCACCCCCAGGACCCTGCAGGCCAGCTACTCCAGCAGGAACGCGACCAGTGGACAGTGGTAAAGATTCCTGCTATCAACGAGCTCGGAGAATCGATCTGGCCGGGACGGATAGGACTGGAAGAGCTCGCAATGATGAAGGACGTCGACCCGGACACCTATTGGGCGCAGTATATGCAGGAGCCGTCGACCAGTAAGACGACGATCTTCAAGCCCGAGTGGTGGCGCTACTGGCGGGACCGCAGAGAGATGGAAAAAAGCATAACGCTCAAGATTATCACCGCCGACACCGCCTTTGAAGAGAAGACGAGTGCAGACTGGTCTGTTTTTCAGTGCTGGGGCTTTGTCTCCGGGGCCGGGATGGTGTTGCTTGACCAGATTCGCGGCCAGTGGGGCTACCCGGACCTGACCAAGGCAGTTAAACTGTTCTGGGAGAAGCACTCAAGCTCCCGGCCCAAGGAGCTCGGCTATAGTGTGACACCGGCTACAGAGCTGTGGATTGAGAACAAGGCCTCAGGCATTAGTATTATTCAGACCCTGCGCAGTGTCGGCATCCCGGCACGGAAGTGGGAGCCTAAGGACAAGACCCCCAAGGATAAGGTCGGTCGGGCTAAGCACAGTACAATGCCCTTGGCGGCAGGGCGCATCTACATTCCCGACCCCAAGATGCTGGGGTTCGAGTGGGTGGACCGATTCGTAAACGAAGCAACGTGTTTTGCAGCCGACGGAGGGGCGCTGAATGATGATCAGGTTGATGCCTACACGGAGGCCTCCTCAATCTGGCAAGAAAGAGGGGGAGGAGTGGGGCCGATGCCGTTCGTGTGACCGTAGGACGCGTAACGCAATAATGTTCGGGTTAATTTTAATCCACCCACTTTCGAAGGCGTTTCACGTGAAACGCGTGTTGTGTCTTCGAAAGCGGTATTAATTAACTCCCGCAAACATTGTGCACGGGAGTGGCACGGGAGAACCGAGACATTATGCGGTGAGGTGCTCGGCCACGGAACAGGGGAACCCTCTGGCTAACTATTCTCCGTCTAATTCCCACTCCGTGATGGGAATACTTGTGACCCGTTTTACTCTGCAGTTTAATGGCCGTAGATAGGAGCTGCCAATGACCCAACCTATGACCGTAAAACAGGCCCGCTTGAAGCTTAGTAACTCCTCACCCACGTCGGCGGGGGTACAATCGCCGCTGAAGACTGGTATGCGAGTCCAGAATGCTTCCTTCTCCAGTTCGGCGGGAGGTCTTGGCACTGGCGACCGGGGTGCATGGAACTCGATCCCGAACTACACCGGGAACCCCTACGACTCGACCGACTTTGTTTATCGGTGGCGGCAGTACGTCCACCTGTATGAAACGAGCTGGGAGGCTCGGAAGATCGTTCGGATCATCCCGGAGGATGCTCTGCGCAAGGAGTGGATCGTCGAGGGTATCGATCAGGAGATGGCCCGGAAGATCAAAGCCCGTCTCGACCAACTTCAGTTCATGCAGACCCTCAAGCGCTCCTTAATTCTCGAACGGCTCCTTGGTGGCTGTCTCACATTCCTTGGCATCGAGTCCACCGAGGACGACACTGAGAAGGCCTACCATCCCAAGGAGGGCTCCCGGCTCGCCTTCTGCAACGCCATACCAATCAGCCGCATCTCCAGGCTGTCGTGGAACACGGACCCCCTCGACGAAAACTACATGCGGCCCCAGCTATTCATGATCAACGGGCAGGAGGTCCACGTTAGCCGCTGTCTCGTCTGGGATGGCGAACCTCTGTATGACCCCTATGACTTCGCGCTGACCAACTTCCGTGCCAACATTTCAGGCTTTGGTCCCTCCAAGCTCGCACCGATCTGGGACGACATTGTCAAGGCTGTGGGTACACGGCAAGCCGCCTACCAGATGATCCAGACCAACAACGCAATACTGATGATGATCAACGACCTCCAGGACCTTGGGGGCACGGCTCCGGGCAAAAAGCACTTGGAGAAGCTGAAGGAGGTTGCCAACTCTCTCAGTGTGTATCGGGCTGCGTTGATTGATGGGGACAAGGTCGACGTCAAGCAGCACTCCGCATCCTTCGGCTCGGTACCAGAGTTGATTATAACGTTCATCCAGATCCTCAGTGCAGCCAGCGACATCCCGGCGACGCGGTTCCTTGGCCAAGCTCCCGGTGGTTTGAACGCATCCGGCGAGTCGGACCTTGAGAATTACTACAACGTCATTGACGCCTTCCAGCGGCAACGGATTGAGCCGCAACTCCGCCGCATGTATGACATCATCGGCTACAACCTGTTCAAGGAGCAGTGGCGTTCGGAACGCGACAAGCTCGAATTTGTCTTCCCTCCGCTCTGGAATGCTTCGGAGCTGGAAGAGGCTGACAAGCACACGAAGCAGATTGACAACGCCATGAAGCTCTTCGATGCTGGTATGATGTCAGAAGCCAAGGTCATTGAGGAGATGAACGCCAAGAAGGTCTTCTCCGTCGAGCTGGATGAGACGGACATTAGCATCGTGGATGAAGGCAACGCGGCTCTGGGCGGGTTGGAAGAGCCTCCGACAGACGTGAAGACAGAGCTCCAGAAGCTGAAGAACGCAATCGCGCCAAACAACGACAAAGCCGTCCTCGATGCCCTCATCAAGCAAGCTGGTGCTGATCCCGAGAAATTCAATCCAGAGCAATTCCAGAAAGGTTGGGCCACCGAAAATGAGCATCGCGCTTCGGTATCTTCGGACAAAGAGCCGAACGATGATTTACAGATTGCTCGGATTGTACTTGATCATCTCAATGAAGATCCGGAGTATTATAGCAAGCTGGAGAAGGTAGAGAATACCGCAGAGCAGGAAGAGGGTCGTCGCGCAGCGCGGGCCGGGAAGCAGGTTACCGACAACCCCTATCCTACTAATGATCGTCGTAAACGGCAGTGGAGTGATTCGTTCGTATCAGAACGTGCTCGGATGAAGCGCGGGGATGCTGTTCATTGGACGATCGAGAACTCCCCCGCCTTCCCGCAGCACGGTGAGACGAGTCCCTTGAACCTCCACGGCCTGTCCTTGGCTATCGAGAATCCCAAAGGATCCATTCGTACAGGAGTCAATCACGATGGAACACCATGGACCAGCATACTTCCTGCCGACTACGGCTACGTCAAGAAGACTTCCGGTGCGGATGGTGATGAGGTTGACGTCTACATCGGACCGGTTCCTGAGTCCGAGCTTATCTTCGTCGTCGATCAGAAGAATGAGGTCGATGGTTCCTTCGACGAACACAAGTGTATCTTTGGCGCTCTTTCATTAACCCAAGCCAAGGAGCTCTACCTGTCCGGCTTCGGCGATGGTAAAGGTGAACAGCGCCTAGGCAAGATCACGCCACTCCACGTTGACGATTTTAAAGGGTGGCTGGCAACCGGCGATACTAAAACACCCTTTGGAGGTGTGAAATGACCTGCGATAATGTGACTCGACCGGACGGTAGTGGAAGGGAGTGGCCAACTATATGAGTTGTGAAAACACAGGACTCTACACAGAAGAGAAAGTCCGCGACATCTTCCTCGGCGATGGCCGCATTTGGGGTGTCAGATTCCTCGCGCCCATTAACGGTGCTGCCGGTAAGCTCGCCATTAAAAAGAGCTTAAATACCGCCGATGATGATGCTATGCTAATCCTCGATGGGGTTCTCGATGCTGCTGACGATGACGGCTTCATCTGGCGTATCTTCTTCTCCATGTCAGATTCTGATAGTCTGACCCTAGAGCTCGGGGCCGCACACATTGGTATCCGGATCACACCCTTAAATGGTCCGACGCAAACAGTCCTCTCCCAGAACCTTCAAATCCGCAGAACATCTCCTGAATCGATGGTGGCGTAATGAGTGATGAGATAATTGTCACAGCCGTAGAAGAGATCCTCGTCGACGTTGCTGCTATCTTCGAGGCTGGACCTCCGGGACCCCGTGGGATAGGCTCTGCGTGGTATACCGGCAACACTCCTCCCACAAGCGAGATCGGTGCTAATGGGGACTATTACCTCCAGTCTGACACACTCTGCATCTATGGACCAAGAG